GTTTTCGCGTCACGATGTTTTGTTAGGCACTCTCTAGACAAATTGAATTTAAAATAAACTTATGGCAACTAGAAAAGAAGTAGCAGAGCATTTATTTATGACACCTCAAAACGTTGCAAAATTGATCAAAGAAAATGTTTTTGTTACGCAACCTGGTGCCAATCCATTAGATCTAGAACATTGTCGAAGATCATATATTGCATTTTTACAAAACAAAGCTAGGTATCATCTCAAAGATGGATCAGGAGATATAACAGAAGAGAAAACTCGTTTGACTAAAGCTCAAGCAGATAAAGCCGAGCTTGATGTTGAGGTATTAGAAGGTAAGCTTATACCTACATCATTAGTAGCAGATACATGGACAAATTACATTTCAAATTGTCGTGCAAAGTTGTTAGGATTACCTAATAAAATAGCTCACCTAGTTATTGCTGTTACAGATTTTGCTGATGCAGAAAAAATAATTAAAGAAGCCGTTAATGAATCTTTAGAAGAATTATCAAAAGATGGAATACCAGAAGAATATAGAGAAAACACTCTCGTCGATAAAAAAGATATGGAGTCCACCTCCTGAGCTTACTGTATCTGAGTGGTCAGATCTAAATAGAGTACTTTCTCCTGAATCTTCTTCGGAAGCTGGTATTTGGAGAACATCTCGAGCGCCTTACCAAAAGGGTATTATGGACGCTGTTAATGATCATAGAATAAATACTATAGTGTTTATGAAAAGTGCGCAAGTTGGAGCTACAGAAATACTAAACAATATAGTAGGTTATTATATAGATCAGGACCCATCGCCTATTCTAGTTTTGCAACCTACATTACAAATGGCACAAGCATGGTCAAAAGATAGACTTGCTAATATGATCCGTGATTGTGATGGACTTAGGAAAAAAGTTAAAGATCCAAGAAGTAAAGATAGTAGCAATACAGTATTATCAAAACAATTTCCAGGCGGAAATATAAATATAGTTGGATCTAATTCAGCAGCTGGTTTAGCTTCAAGACCTATACGTATTTTATTATGTGACGAGGTAGACAGATATGACGCATCTGCAGGAACAGAAGGAGATCCTATTTCCTTAGCGATGAAACGTACTACAACTTTTTGGAATAGAAAAGTATTTATTACAAGTACGCCAACAATAAAATCAATATCAAGAATAGAAACCGCTTTTGAAGAGTCTGATCAAAGGTATTATCATGTTCCGTGTCCTCATTGCAAAGAGTTTCAAGTATTAGAGTGGGAATATGTAAGGTGGGAAAGTGGTAAACCAGAAACTGCAAAATATCACTGTAAATTCTGTGAAGAAGTAATACCTGAAGAAGAAAAACAAAACATGTTATTGAAAGGAGTTTGGATAGCTAAAGAACAAACAAAAAAAACAGCCGGCTTTCATATTTCTGAATTGTATAGCCCTTGGAGAAAATGGAAAGATATGGCAATAGATTTTTACGCTGTTAAAAGCCAACCTGAAATGTTAAGGACATGGGTTAATACAGCTCTAGGAAAATCATTCGATGATCCTGGCGAAAGTATCGAATACAATGCGCTACTAGAAAAAAGGGAGCAATATGACAATATAGAAATACCTAACGAAGTTTTAGTGATTACATGCGGAGTTGATGTGCAAAACGATAGACTAGAAGCACAAGTTATAGGTTGGGGACATAATAACGAAGCATGGGTTATTGACTATCAAATTTTTTACGGTGATCCTTCTTCTAATCATGTTTGGCAGGATCTTGATACTTATCTTAGATATAGATATAAAAGAGAAGATAATAAAAAGCTAAGAATAGCTTGTACTTGTATCGACTCAGGTGGTCATCATACACAGCAAGTTTATGTTTTTTGTGATCAAAGAAAAGCACGTAAAGTTTTTGCTATTAAAGGTCAATCTCAAGCAAATAAACCAATAGCAGGTAGACCTTCTTTTATAGGCAGAGAAAGATTTGTGTTATACCCAGTAGGATCAGATACAGGCAAAGAATTTATTTATTCAAGATTACAAGCAGAAGAAACAGTTATACATTTTCCCAACCATGTAGATGAAGAATATTTTAAACAACTTACATCAGAAAAAAGAATTACTAAATTTAGTCAAGGACAAAAAAAATTAGTTTGGGTTAAAAAAACACAAAGAAATGAGGCACTAGATACTTTTGTTTACGCTGTTTCTGCTTTACATATTATCCAACCTAATTATGAAAGAATTGAGCAATATATAGAAAATAATCAAATATCAGATCAAAAACAAAGCAAAAGAAGATCTATACAAAGAAAAAGTAATTGGATAAATAATTGGTAAAAAAAAGCCACCTAAAAAGGTGGCTCTTTTTCTTTTTGATCTTGTTTTTTAAAAAATGCGTAAGGCGACCAAAGTTTTTGACCATCTTCAAGCATATCTTTGACTGTATTTTTTTTCCAATAGCCTGAGCCTTCTAGTTTATCAATAGCTTCTTCAAGTGTTATTTGTTCCCACTTGGCATCAGGCTCTTTATATTTTCTAAGTACGATCATAATTTTCTCCTTAAGAATTTATACTATATCTATCACCACCAGACTCAAAACCTAAAGGTCTTTTTTCAAGCGTTCTTGTTATTTCCTTATGGTTTGAATTTTTAGTAAAAAACAAAGCATTAACAAACATCTCAGCGTGAACATACTCAACATCTGAAATAAGTTTGTTATTAAACATTTCTCTAAGTTTTGCTCTGATTTCTCGGTTAGTAAAAGTCATAATTTTCTCCTGTTTTATTAAATTATGTATATATTATAAGATATATATAAACAAATGTAAACAAATAAATGTAAATAAAAGTTTACATATATAGATAATTTTAGTAAGGTAACACTAATTATAGGAGTAGAACATGATCAAAGATATAAAAGACCTTAATAAGAGGTTTGATATTACTAACACCGTTAGAAATATGGAACCTAATCTAAAAAAAGAATATTTAGATTTTAGAATCAATTTCATAAAAGAAGAACTAACAGAACTTCAAGATGCAAGACATCTAAACAACGCAGACGATATCGTTGATGCTTTTATAGATTTAGTAGTTGTAGCACTAGGTACTTTAGATAGTTTTGATGTAGATATTGAGAAAGCTTGGGCAAGAGTACATTTTGCAAATATGATAAAAGAAAAAGATATTAATGATAAAAGAGAAAACAAGCATAATTTACCTGATCTTATAAAACCAGAATTATGGAAAGCACCTTATCATCAAGACAACGTAGGAACATTAAAGGAGATCAAAAATGATTGAAGCAGAAAAAGTATTAGTTGAATGTTTAGAGATACTAAAAAAGAAATCAGAAGACTATCAAAATAAAGAATCTAGAATCAAACAAGTTGATTATTATCCACGCGGTGCATTATCTATTATGGAAATGATACATACAAAAACAACTAGACTATGGTCATTAATAGAAGCAGATGGTGAGCCAAACTTTGAAGGTATAGAAGACAATGCAAAAGATCTTATTAACTATGCGACATTTTTAATTTTATTTCACAGGGGGAAAATAGATGGACAAGACAAGTAATATAAAAGATTATTTCATTAACGCATACAAGAATAAAGAATTTACTATAGATAAGACAGGATCAAAAACTATAGAAATGATCCCGGCTAGTTTTGTTTGTGATCAAAATACTATATTTGGAAATGTTAATAAAGAATATATTAACGCAGAACTAGAATGGTATAAAAGTCAAAGTACAAATATAAAAGACTTGCCTTATAAAATTATACCCGCAGCATGGAAATATACAGCTAACTCTCACGGAGAAGTAAATAGTAATTATGGACGCCTTGTTTTTTCTGATCAGTATTACAATCAATTTAGTAAAGTTGTAGATGAATTACTTGAAAACAAAGACACGAGAAGAGCTTGTTTAGTTTATACAAGACCATCTATTTGGGAAGAATTTAAAAGTAACGGCAAAAATGATTTTATTTGTACTAACGCTGTTACTTACTATATTAGAAATAATAAATTACATTGCGTCGTGCAAATGAGAAGTAACGATGTAGTATACGGTTATAAAAACGATTATGCTTGGCAAGAATACTTACTTACTATGATCAGTGATTTAGTATGTATAGAAGTAGGTAATATATTTTGGCAAGTACAAAACTTACATATTTATGAGAGACATTTCGAATATTTGGAAGTATAGATACTTTAGATTAGCTAAAGAAATCTCTACTTGGAGCAAAGATCCATCTACAAAAGTAGGTGCTATTTGTATAGGCGACAAAGGTCAAGTGCTATCACAAGGATATAATGGCTTTCCAAGATCCTTTCATGATGATAAAAATTTATACGAAAATAGACAAGTTAAATATAAATATATAGTACACGCTGAAATGAATTGTATATATCACGCAACTTTAAACGGTGTTAGTTTAGAAAATTCTTCTTTATTTGTATATGGTTTAGATGTTTGTAGCGAATGTGCAAAAGCAATTGTACAAGTTGGAATTAAACAAGTTTTTACATGCTCAAAACCAATAGTCAGTGATTATTGGAGAGAGTCGTTTGTTATTACGGAAAATATTTTTAAATTAGGAGATATACATTATGAAAAATGCGATTACGAATCCCTTAGCAAATATACCAGTTAATTCTAAATCTCATACGTACGGGTGGAGTTTTTGCTGGTCAGAAATGTTAGAAGCAGAAATAAACCATAAATGTACAAAAAGCATATTAAAAAATGAAACCGTATATATAGATCATGGAGTTAATTTTAAAGGATCCTTAAATCTTTTTGGCGGTCTTAACAAGGATATATATGAAAAATTTAACACAGTTATGGAACATAAAAATGTTGTTTCTTTAGATCATGATATGCCAGATTATGGATTACTTTTTAAACAACGTTTAAATGCAAAAAGTACATACGAGAAAATAACCGAAAACTGGTGCAATCAAGTTACTGAGTTTTGTAAAAATGTAGATTCTATAAAATATAGCGATTATAATTTATTAGACTTTAACGGTCTTACTTATGGAGATTCACATTCTATAGCTTTTTCTAAACGATACGATTCTATACTTAGAAAAGATGGATCAACTTTGTATGGATTACTAAAAAGGAAACACTGGTTTGACTACATTAAAGTACCTAAGAATATAGTGAGAATGACTTTGTGTTTTGGATCAATAGATATAAGGCACCATATAATTAGAAATAATACTGATTGGAAAGAAATGCTTAATTCTTTGATCAAAGGAAGTTATGAATTACAAAAAAGACATGACATAAGAGTAGAATTAGCTTGTCCTGTTCCCGTAGAATACCAATTTAGAAGAATACCAAAAACAGGTTTTTATCAAGGAACACCGTTTTTTGGATCAGAAACAGAAAGAAGAGATCTTACAAATGAATGGAAAAGATATTTGTTTCAAAATTATAGACATGTTGTGTCTCCTCCACCTCATTGGTACACAATGGATCCTGAATCATATGCAAAAGAAATAATGGAGTTGAGCTCAAGTGTTCATATAGCTCCGACACATTATAGAAGAAAAGATTGGGGTAGGTTTTTAGACGATGAGTCATAATAATCACATACAAGACGGCACAAATAAAGATCAAAAATATAAAAATATATATCTTGATCTGTTAAAAGGTTGGGAAGATCCTTATCCAGATCCTGTGATAAAAACTTATGAAAATGTAAGAGTAGTAAGAGATGATCTTTTGGTAGGTACAAAATGTCGAGGAGCAGATGCGTTATTAAGTCAAGTAAAAGAAGATACTATTGTTTATGTACAACCAAGAGTTGGTTTAGCTGGAGTTTCTATAATTGATGTTGCAAAAAGGCACAATAAAAACGTTATTTTATTTATGCCATCTTCTAAAAAGATAAGCGAACATCAAGCTTGTTGTATAGAAAGAGGTGCTAAACCTATATTTCATAGAATAGCTGCTATGCCTAATTTAAACAGAATCGCAAAAAAATACGCAGAGGATCATGGACACTACTTTGTACCTTTAGGATTAAATCATAAACTTGTTGTATGTGGAATGATAAAAGTAGCAAAAAAAATAAAAGAACCTGATATTGTTTATACAGCAATATCAACAGGTGTTTTATCAAGATCCTTGCAATTAGCTTGGCCTAATTCAGAATTTATTTCTGTTGCAGTTGCAAGAAATTTAAAGGAAGGTGAGTTAGGAAGATCTTCTGTAATATCTGAACCTTTGCCTTTTCAAACATCAGAAAGTAAAAATAATATGCCACCTTTTCCATCTGTAGATTCTTATGATGCTAAGGTTTGGAAATATATACCTAAAAATACTAATAAAGATATTTTGTTTTGGAATGTTGGAACAGAACCTGTTTTGCAAAATAAAAACTTATATAAAAACATAAACAGTTATAGAGATTGGAATGAATAAGTATTACGAGGAATTTATCAGATATTACAAAATGGCAAAAAAACAACAAAGCCATTGTAATTTAGGAATTTTAGATCACAAAGATTGTGATATAGAAGATGATCTTATGAAAGAAGTTGAACTTTATGATGTAGTTGAAAGAAAGTATGCTGGTTTTAGTCAGATCATAAACGATATTTTTTATCAAGATCAAAGTACACACCCTTACTATACAAAAATACAAATGGGTTTTTGTACAAATGAACGAAGAGAAATAATAAAAAAATGGAAAGGTACAAAACATGATCTTAAAACCTGGCTTTATATTTTTATGATACATAGACTGACAGGAAGTGCTATAAATTACGCAAAAAAACCAAGCGGATATCACAATACAATTCTTTTTGATTTATGGCAATGTAGTGATATAACAGATATAAAAGAATTAGTTAAAAGCTATGATAAAACATTTTACACGTCCGTAGGTTATCAGTTTCCTAAATTCCCAAAAGTCCCTGATTATTTAAAAACGCAATATAAAAGAGGTGGAGATTATTTTATAGTTAATTACCTTCCAAGTTTAATTAACCTTGTTATAGATACTTTAGAAAGAAAACAAAATATAAAATTTAGAGAATTAGCAAATGTTATGTATGACTGGAATAACAAGATGGGTCTTGTAAGATACAAATTTCAATATGCTGCTTTTTTAGCAGATATTGCTGATTGGTTTCCTGATCTTATAGATACAGAATCAGATTTTTTTTATGGCTCTAACGCAATAGAGTGTGCGAAACTAATAAGCGATAAAGAACCTATTGATGATCTTGTAAAAAAAATATACGAAGATACTGGTTCTCTTCCTTACAATACAGAAGATGTTATGTGCGATTATATAAGATGGATAGAAAATTATATTAAACCGGGCAATGATTATGATCATTTAGATAGAGATAAAGTTTGGAATAGTTGTAAAATTACAGATCATCCTAAAGGAAGACAAAAGAAAATGCTAAGCTTAGATCTTATTAGTAGTTTTAATGATTTAGATATACATCCCTCAGATACTTATATTCTAGATCAAAATAATTTAAGTATTGAATCATATAAAAATAGTTAAAATTAAAATATAATATATTTCGTAAAGGAATTTTTTTCCTTAAAACGTTATATGTCAAATTTATTCGATAGAGCAAATTATCCAACTCAAGAGCCAGATACCCTAGTCGCAGGAGATAGATGGACATGGAAAAGAGAAGATCTTAACAATGATTATCCTATTGGATCATACGCTTTAACGTATGAATTTCATGAGGATAGTGGTGGAGGCGGTTCACACAAATTTACTTTAACTGCCGTAGAAGCTTCCGATACTTATTTTATCGAAGTTTCATCATCAAGTACCACTAGTTATACAGCAGGAGATTATGTTTGGAAAGCCTTCATCACTAGATCTTCTGATTCTCAAAGAATAGAAATAGATTCTGGTAGAACAACTATAGAAACAAATTTTGCAAATACTAATGCTGATTTAAGAAGCCACGCAAAAAAATGTTTAGATAATATAGAAGCTGTGTTAGAAAATAGAGCAACTATTGATCAATCATCTTTTTCTATAGCAGGAAGATCATTATCTAGAATGAGTGTAGATGAATTAATGACTTTTAGATCTACTTATAAAGCAGAATATCTAAAAGAAATCAAAAAAGCTAGAATAAAAAATAAACAAAGATCAGGAAATAATGTAGGGGTTAAATTCTAATGGCTTGGTACGATAGATTTAGAACTAGAAAAAGTAATAAACTTAAAATAAGCAAAGTAAGAAGATATAACGGTGCGCAAGGTGGTAGATTGTTTTCTGACTTTCTACAAACATCAACATCAGCTGACGCTGAAATAAAAGGACAACTTAAAACTTTAAGAGACAGATCAAGGGATTTAGCTAGAAATGATAGTTATGTTCAAAGATATTTAAACCTCATGGTTAGTAATGTTGTTGGACATAGTGGTATCAGATTAAGTATGAAAGCTAGAAACGATGATGGATCGTTAGATATGCTTGCTAATAGAGTTATTGAAGAAAAATGGAAAGATTGGTGCAAATTAGGACATTGTACAGTAAATGAAAGACAGTCATTTATAGATTGTCAAAAATTATTTGTTGAATCTTTGTGTAGAGATGGCGAAGTTTTAATAAGACACAATAGCGCGCAAAAGTATAAATATGGTTATAGAATTCAGTTTTTAGAAGCTGATCATCTTGATGAAGATAAAAACCGACAAGCTGGAGGCAGTGCCAATCAAATAAAAATGGGAGTAGAAGTTGATCAGTTTGACAAGCCTGTTGCTTATCACTTATTCCAAAAACATCCTTATGATCAAGAATACACTACCGGAAAGCAAAGACATATTAGAGTAGCTGCTGATAAATTAATACACGCATATATGCCGACTAGACCAGAACAAAATAGAGGTGTACCTTTTACATCTTCTGCAATGTCAAATATTAAAATGTTAAACGGCTATATGGAAGCAGAAATTGTAGCTGCTAGAACAGCCGCATCTAAAATGGGATTTTTTGTTTCTCCGGATGGTGATCAATATGTAGGCGATGGTGAGGATGAAGAGTACGTACCTTTAATGAACGCAGAGGCAGGTACTTTTGAACAATTACCGTCCGGAACTGATTTTAAAACTTTTGATCCTGATCATCCAAGTACCGCTTTTCAATCTTTTACAACGCAAGTTTTAAGGAGTATAGCTTCGGGATTAAATATTTCTTATCATGCTTTAACAAACGATTTAAGCTCTGTTAATTATAGCTCTTTAAGAGCAGGTGCATTAGAAGATAGAGAGATGTATAGATTATATCAAAAATTTACAATAGAACATTTTGTCAGACCTGTTTTTGAAAAATGGTTAGAAATGGCAATACTTACAGGTGAAATTAGTACAAATCCAAACGGTCAACCATTGCCAATATCTAGATTCGAAAAATTTCAAAACGCTGCAAACTTTATACCAAGATCTTTTTCTTGGGTAGATCCTCAAAAGGAAATGATGGCATCTATAAGCGGCATGCAATCAGGGTTAGTTACTTTTCAAGATGTACAATCTAACTATGGAAGAGATGTAGAAGAACTTTTTGAACAGCACGACAGAGAATCTAGGTTAGCAGATCAATATGGAATAAGGACAGCATTTCAACCATATGGTGTTAAAATGCCTGTAGAACCAGATATACAAGGTACCGAAGATGGCGAAACCGAATAGTGGTATGAAAGAAGAAGCTCGTAAGGGCTTAGATTGGAGAGAAGAACACGGTAGAGGTGGAACTAGAGTAGGTGCCATTAGAGCTAGACAAATTATAGCTGGCGAAGATTTATCGGATTCTACTATTAAAAGAATGTTTAGCTTTTTTAGTAGACACGAAAACAATAAACAAGCCGAGGGTTTTAAACCTGGTGAAGATGGCTATCCATCAAATGGTCGTATTGCATGGGCATTATGGGGTGGTGATGCAGGTTTTTCTTGGTCAAGAAAATTGGTGAATCAAATGAAAAATGAAGATGAAAGAAGTTTAAGAGCAGGTCCTAACGATTTAAAAGTCGGAGACTTTGTAAGTTGGGGAAGTTCTGGCGGTCGAGCTAGGGGAAAAATTATAAAAGTTGAAAGAGATGGAAAAATTAATATTCCAGGATCAGAACTAACATTGACAGGAACACCAGAAGATCCTGCTGCTCTGATACAATTATATAGAGGTGGAGAAGCAACAGACGTAAGGGTAGGACATAAATTTAGTACTTTGACTAAAATAAGTCCAATTAGAGGTTTTGGATCTCAGGATCCAAATATTGAAACTATAACTCACGAGGTAAAATCTATGGATAAACAAGATAGACATATCCTCGACGTTAGTGAAACTGATGACGCTGTAGTTGTTAGTTTTGCTAAAAAAGAGGGTATAGTAGAAAATGAACTTGATGATCTAGATTTAGAAGAGTCAGGTTATAAAGACGAAGAAGATAGATTAGGCGACATGGAAGTCGTTTATAGAACTATTGATCTTAGTCGAGCTTCATTTATAGATGAAGAAAAAAGGAGAGTAAGAATAGGCGTATCGTCAGAAGAACCTGTAGAAAGGGACTTTGGTATGGAAATTCTTTCTCATAAAGAAGGAGATGTTGACATGGAATTCATGTCTTCAGGAAGAGCTCCTTTACTGTTAGATCACGACATGAGGCAACAAATTGGAGTGATAGAACAATATAAACTTGATCAGTCAACAAATAGAGCTGTTGCGATAGTGCGTTTTGGTCGAAGTGCGCTTGCTGATGAAGTATTTAAAGATGTAGTAGATGGTATTCGTCAAAATATCAGCGTGGGCTACGTCGTAAACAAGATGGAACGTGCAGCTGATAACATTAATGGTAAGCCAGCATATATTGTAGGACATAGTCCTATGGAAGTGAGTATTGTCTCAGTGCCAGCTGATCAGTCAATGGCTGTCGGTGTAGGACGTTCTAAAGATAAACCTATTAACAAGGACAATAAAATGACAGAAGTTATTGATAAAAAACCTGAACTTGACTTGGAAGAAGTTAGATCAGAAGCTGTTGTTAGTGCTCGACAAGAATTTCAAAGAAACTCAAAAGAAATTTTAGATCTTGCTACTAAACATAACAGAAGAGATCTTGCGGATAAAGCAATTTCAGATGGCGTTTCAGTTGATGAGTTTAGAGGAATATTGTTAGAAAACATTGAAGACAATAAACCTTTAGAAACTCCTGAAATTGGAATGACTAAAAAGGATGTTCGTAGATTTTCTTTAGTTAAAGCTATTAACGCTTTAGCTAATCCTACTGACAGAAGGGCGCAAGCTGAAGCTGAATATGAATTTGAATGTTCAGAAGAAGCTGCTAAAGTATACGGCAGAACTGCACAAGGTATCATGCTTCCACCAGAAGTTATGGCATCTTGGAACCAACGTGATCTTAACGCGTCTGATGATTCTGATCTAATAGCAGAAGATTACAGAGGCGGAGATTTTATTGACGTATTAAGAAATAAATCTGCTGTAATGGATTCAGCTACTATGCTCAGAGGCTTGACAGGCGATGTAAAAATCCCTAAAAAGACTGCTGCAAGTACTGCTGCGTTTATTAGTAGTGAAGGTGGTGACGCTGGTGAATCAGAAATGACTATCGGAAACGTTAGTTTAACTCCTAAAACTTTAGGTGCATTTACTGAAGTTACTAGACAACTTCTTACTCAATCATCTTTAGATGTTGAAAACTTGATCAGAGATGATCTTGCAGCTTCTATGGCAATTGCTATTGATAATGCGGCTTTAGAAGGTAGCGGAAGTTCTGGTAATCCAAAAGGTATTACTAATACTACTGGAATTAACACAGTATCTTTGTCAAGTGCTGCTGCTCCAACGTTTGCAGAAATTGTAAGCATTGAAACTGCAGTTGCTGTTGACAACGCGTTAGTTGGTGACTTAATGTACATTATGCACCCAACAAACTATGGTACTTTAAAAACAACTGAAAAAGCATCTAACACTGCACAATTTGTAGCTGTTGGTGATCAAGTAAACGGGTACAGAACTAATGTATCTGCTCAGCTTACTGTAAACAACTATGTTTTTGGTAACATGAGAGACTTGCTTATTGGTATGTTTGGTGGATTAGACATAGTTGTTGATCCTTTCAGCAACTCTAAGTCTGGTACCGTAAGGGTCGTTGCATTGCAAAGTGTAGATACAGCTGTACGACATGCTGTTTCTTTCTGTGTAGCTTCGTAAACTATATGGTGTTAAACACAAAGACAGGAGGCGTAAAGCCTCCTGTTTTTAAAAAAGGTGAAAAAATGAAATACTTAATTTTAAGAGATACAGTTGCAGATGGTGTAATTGTAAAAGCAGGTGATGTTGTTGATCTGGCAGAGGATGTTGGAAATATTTTGATCCAATATAAAAAAGCAGAAATTGCTAAAGATAAACCAAAAAAAGAAGAAAGCAACAGATCTGTCGGTTTAGAAAAGTCAAAAAAAGAAGTTAAAAAGAGATCTAAATAATGGCTTTAGAAAGTGCAAGTGATTTTAGTACTTATTTAAACAATAAAGGTATTGGAGTCACTGCAACTTTTTTTGAAGCTCAACTTAGTCTTTGGGATCAAAGAGTGGGTCTTATTGATACTTGGTTCGATATAGACTCAGGAAATTCAACAAATATTAATATAATATTTGATGAACAATATTTTTTAATAAATGAAGGTACTACAGGAATATCTTCAGTCCAACCCGTTGCTTATATAAAACACAGTGATGCTCCTTATATATCACAAGACGATAGACTTGTTGTAAATGCAATTACGACAAATGAAGGGACTCAACTTAAACCAGAAAGAACTTACTTAGTAAAAAAAGTAGAAAATGATGATACTGGTATTATCAAATTAATTTTAGAAAAACAATGAGCGAGTTATTTACTGAAACAGAACAGGATTTTGCTGGTTATTTTGATGAAAACGCGCATGGAATACAAGCGACTTATATAAATTCATCAGATACTTCTAAAACTATTAATGTAATTTTTAACAATGAATCGATAGATTTTGGCGACGGCGAAATAGAAACTAATCAGCCAATGGCATATTGTAGACAATTAGATGTGCTTGATGTAGTACAGGGAAATGCTCTAAATATTTCTGCAATAAAAGATATAGAAGGTAATACAATTAAATCAGCTACAAATTATAATATAACTGAAATACAAGACGATGGCACAGGTATTGTCATACTAATGTTAGAAGTAAATGGCTAATCATATAAGACAACAAATAAGAGAACGAATAGGTACAACATTAACCGGTTTGACTACAACTGGATCAAACGTTTATCAAAGTAGAGTTTACCCTTTAGAAAATTCAAAACTACCAGCTTTAATTATTTATACAAGATCAGAAAGTATTGAACCTTTAGATATGGGTAGCAATAGAACATTACAAAGAAATTTGCAGTTAGTAATTGAAGCATTTGCAAAAGGAACTTCTAATACAGATGATACCGCAGATACTATTGCAAAAGAAATTGAAATAGCGATGGCAAATGATACGACACACAATGATCTTGCTATTGATTCATTTTTAGAAACTACTGAAATAGAATACAATGGAGAAGGCGATCAACCAGTTGCCTCATTATCTATGGTGTATAATATTACATACATAACGACTGAAAATGCGCCAGATGTTGCATTATAGGAGCTAATATGGAAAAAGACAAAATTACTTTATACTCACCTAATGGAAAAGATACTATAACGGTATTTGAAAGTGATGTTGAGAATTTAGTAGCTAATGGGTGGACTGTTGAAAAGCAGTCTGGAACAAAAACAAAAACTAACAACGAGGATAAATAATGGCAGTATTCACTGGTAAAAGCGGCGTTGTACAGTTAGGATCAAATGACTTTGCGGAAGTAAGATCCTATACTATTACTGAAACAGCCGATGTAGTTGAATCCACTAGCATGGGTGACAGCTCTAAAACTTATGAAGCTACACTTAAAGACTTTACCGCGACTATAGAGTTATTCTTTGATGATACAGATAGCACTGGACAAGTTGCTGCTACTGTAGGATCAAGTATTGCTCTTAATTTAGGTCCTGAAGGATCTGGTAGCGGGGCGTATAAGTTAACTGGTACAGCTATAATCACTTCCAAAAATATAACAGGTTCTTCTGAAGGACTTGTTGAAATGACAATTGAATGTCAAGGAAGTGGTGGATTAACAATTGGCACATATTAATGGCTGGCGTAATAGATAACGTCAAAGCTCATTTTGACTCTCAAGAAGTTAAAATTCTTGATGTGCCAGAATGGGGTGATGAAGAAGGTCCTTTAAAAATTTACGTCAAACCTTTAACTCTTGCAGAATCTAAACGTCTTTATAAAATGGCTACAAATTCTGATCTGGAAGTTATGGTTAACGCAATTATTTTAAAGGCTTTGGATAAAGACGGAAAAAATTTATTTACCATTGCTGATAAACCAGATTTTATGCATAAAGCAGATGTAGGTGTTATATCCTTAGTTGCTGCAGATATTCTGGGAAGTATACCGAGCGAAGACGCGGAAAAGTTTTAACCGAGCCATATTGGCAGACTCTATTTGCATTAGCTGATAGACTCGGTTATACAGTAGGTGATCTAGAAAATAAATTAACCGTTGATGAGTTTACTCTATGGTGTGCGTATTATGATAAGATAAATAAAAATGGCATTAGCAAAAAGTAAATATCAAATAGTTTTAGAGGTTGTTTCAAAAAGCCAAAAAGCTTTTTCTTCTTTAAACAAAGGTTTAAAAGCTGTTGGTAAGTTTGCTGCAGGTGCTGGAGCAGCCATTGGTAAATTAGCACTTGGATTAGGTGGTTTAGCAGGTGCTTTAGTAGTAGTTTTTAAAAAATCTTTTGATTTTATTGATACACTAGGAAAAACAGCTCTGCGGACAGGGGTGACGACAAAGACCCTACAAGCATTTCAATTAGCTGCTATTGAATCAGGATCTTCTATAGAACAAACACAAAAAGGACTTGTTAAGTTTGCAAGATCCATTGGTGATGCAGGAAGAGGATTAAAAACACAAGCAGATATTTTTAAAGATCTTGGAGTTTCTATCAAAGATAGTGATGGTAACTTAAGAAGTTTTGATGATATTTTAGGAGATACAGCAGAAGGAATTAAAAACCTTGGATCAGAACAAGAAAGAGCTACTGCTCTTGCAAATTTATTTGGTAGAGCTGGTATATTTTTATCAGAAACATTTAGAGATGGTAAAAAAGGTATTGATGAGTTTATAGAAAGAGCTCAAAGATTAGGAATAATTTTAGGCGATGATGTAATTAATAAAACACAAAAATTTAATGATACTGTAGCTGTTATAAAATTACAATTTGGTGCACTAATAAATAATATTACAACCTCTTTTTTACCTGCTTTACAAAGTTTAGCTCAAGAATTTGGAACTTTTATTACAAAGATTGCAGAATCTGATGGTGGTTTTAAAATGCTTGGTCAAACTATAGCAATCGAAATACTTAATACTTTTGAAGAAATGGGTATTGCTATGATGGAAATAGCAAATAATGTTAAGTTTATAGCAACAGGTTTTGGAATAATGTCTGATGGTGTTGCCTTTACTAATGAAGCAATGGAACAGTTTAGGTTAAAAATAAGCGCAGCACAACTTGCTATAGTCTCAGCATCAGACTCTGCAGGAGATTTTACAGATGGTTTTAAAGCAGGTCTTACTGATCTTTTAGATCCTCTTGCTAAATTTAGAGATCAAATGAAACAAGATAGTAATGTTATAAAAACAAGTTTAGTTGGCGCTATGAAATCTTTTGAAGATTCTTTAGTAAATAGCTTACAAAGTGGTAAACTAAGCTTTAAAAGTTTTAGTGATTTTGTTATAAAAGAAATTTTAAGGATCTTTGTTAGAAAAACAATACTAGGACCTATTGCAAATATGATCCCTGACTTTCAATTTAAAAGCTTTGATGGCGGTGGTTTTACAGGATCAGGATCAAGATCAGGTGGAGTTGACGGAAGAGGTGGTTTTCCTGCAATACTACATCCAAATGAAACAGTTATAGATCATACTAAAGGCCAAGCGTCTGGCGGTACGACTGTTAATTTTAATATTAATACAGTAGATGCACAAAGTTTTGACGTTTTATTAGCATCTAGAAAACAACTTATTACACAAATAATCAATAATGCAATGCACAATAATGGAAAAATGGGTGTTGTGTAATGAGTGGTGCTTTTCCTACAAGTCCTGCTTTTAGAACTTTAAATTTTAGAGATAATAGACCAGTTTTAATAAATCAAACTTTATCTGGTAAAAAGTCATCAAGACTTATAGGATCTCAATATTTTTCTTTTCAAGTTTCTATGCCACCAATGACTCAAGAAGAATCACAAAGTATATTTGCTTTTTTACAAAAACAAAAAGGTGGTTTTGAAAATTTTACAATACAACACCCTACAGATAATTTAGGATCAAACAGAACACAAACAGACATTTTAGTCAACGGTGCACATTCCTCTGGAGATGCTTCTATAGTTTTAGATGGTTTTGACGCAAGTACATCTGGCGTTTTAAAAGCAGGAGATCTTATAAAGTTTGCTAATCATTCAAAGGTGTATATGGTACAGTCAGATATAGATTCTAATGGATCAGGAGAATGTACAGTTTTAATATCACCGGCATTAGTTAGTAGTCTAGCAAATAATGAAGCTGTTACCGTCAATAAACCATCTTTTACAGTTTATCTTTCTAGCAATGAAATTATGTATACAACTAGCGCAAATGGTTTATATAGTATTAGTTTTGAAGTTAGAGAGGTAATTACTTAATGCCTAGAACATTATCATCAGACTTACAAACTGAAGTTTCTAACGAATCTACACAGATTGCTTTTCTTATAAAATTACATACCGGAACTGTGATCAGACTTACTAATTGGGCTTATGATCTTACTTTTAACTCAGAAAGTTACGAAGCAGGCGGTTCATTGATCTCTGTTGATCAAATATCAGAAAAAGGAAAATTAGAAGTAGAAAGTATGAGTATAAGCTTTAGCAATGTTTCTGATCAAGTTAGGAGCCAAGTACAAAATGGAGATTTTACAGATATAAAAGTTGAAGTTTTATTAGGTTTTTTAAATTCATCAAATTCATTTGTAGGCGCAATAAATTATTTTACAGGTTTTATAGACACTGTAAGCATCAAAGAAAATATTGATAATAGTATTTTACAATTAAATGTAAGTACTCAATGGTCTAACTGGTCCTTAAAAAAAGGAAGATACTATACAGATGAATCACAGCAAAACTTTTCATCAGGAGATCTTGGTTTACAATTTGCAACAGAAGTTAAACCTAATTTAAAATGGGGTAAAGCATGAGTTTTTTTAGAAAACTTGGAGAAGCTGCTGGCATTGTTGGAACCGCATTAGGTATTGCTTTTTTGGCAGGTAGTCCTATAGGTTTTCCATTATTAATAGCAGCTGCTGTATTAGGTGTTACATCAGGAGTAGCTGGTTACTTAGACGCAAAAGATCAAGCTAAAAATTTACAACAAAAAACAGAAGGTATTAAGGCAAATAAGATCATTGCAGGTGGAAGAATACCTGTTATATATGGATCAAGAAGAGTAGGTGCACAAATAGTGTATATGGAAACGCGCAATAATGAAAACAAAGACTTGTTTGTTGTTTATGCGTTAGGAGTTGGTGAACTAGAAAATATAAATAGAAACAGCATAAGAATTGATGGCGACTTAATAACTAATTCTGAAAGATTTAAAGATGGTTACTATATTGGATCAGATAAAATATCGTCTGGTGCAGGTAGTTTAAATACAGCTGCACAATCAGGAAATATTACCTCTGTTTCAGGAGAAGGAACTGATCCTACTGGAGTTTATAGAATGGTTTTTAATTTACATCACGGAGCTGCAACTCAAACAGTAGATCCAATGTTAGATGCTTCTATATCAAAGTGGACTTCTAATCATAAACTTAACGGTATAGCGTATATTGCGGCAAAATATCATTACGACACAGAAGGAATGTTTAGAAATGTACCTCAGCTAACTGTGACAGTACAAGGAAAAAAAGTTTATGATCCAAGAGACTCTTCACAAACGTTTGGTAATACTTCTACATACGAATGGTCAAACAATCCTGCTTTAACTTTTTTAGATTACATTACTAATGACGAATATGGAAAAGGATTATCTGATAGCGTCATAAATATGACTACTTTTTCTGCAGCTGCAAATATTTGTGATAATACAAATAATGGACCAGACTTTAACGGATCAGAATCTGCTGTAGCTTGGTCCGGTACTTCTGGACTATCTTCTGCTTTTATCGATAATTTTTCCGATTGGAAAAAATTTAAAGTCGGAGAAAAAATTATTTTAAAAGATAATGGCGGAAATACTATAGTTAATAATAGAATAATTACAGAGGTTTATAAATATAAATTTCCTTTTGCTTCATCAAATAAATATGTAGTCGTATGGGATTCACAACACCCACTTACACAAAATTATGACATAGATGGTACAGTTGCTAATGCAAATACATTAATACCAAAATTTCATTGTAATGGCGTAATTGATCCTGATAATAACATAATAGAAAATGCTAAAGAATTACTTGCTTGCATGAGAGGTATTTTTGTTTATGTAGATGGAAAATTTGAATTACATATTGAAAACGTAGGAAGCTCAACATTTAGCATTACAGATGATCATATTATTGGAAAAGAAGGGATGGAAATAAGTTATGGTAGTAAAGACGCAAGAGCAAATAAAGTTGTTGTTGAATTTGTAAACGGACAAAATGATTTTGAGCCAGATACTATTACAGCTTTGCACAATGCTAGTCCAAATTTTACATCAGACGATGGCGGTGAAGAACTAGAAATCACTGCGCAGTTTCCTCATGTTACAGATCCTTATATTGCCTTCAATCTAGCTAAGGGTATATTAACAAGATCAAGAAATCAAATGGCAGTTTCTTTTACAGGAACGATAGAAATGTATAAGCTAAATATAGGAGATATTGTAGATTTTACTGCAGCAGGTTTTGGCTTAAGTGGAAAAGTTATGAGAGTAGCTCAATTAGAATTACAAGAAAACGGTTTAGTCAGAGTAGTGCTTATAGAATACTTTGACGTTTACTCTTGGACTGTACCACCGCAACAAAGCGTAAACGACGTAATGGATTTACCTACTATTTTTGCTGTAAAAGCTCCAACTAATTTAGCATTTACTGATACTAATTCATCATCAACAGGTAGACCTTTTATTTCTTGGGACGTTCCTACAGATTATCCTTATTATCAATATAGAGTTAATATTGTAGATAGCAGTAGCAATCAATTACTAAATACAATAGTAGATAAACATTTTTCAGATCTTAATTTTTTACCTATTGGATCAAATTACGTTGCAAGTATTACTGCGCTTAATAGTACCGGAACAGAGTCTAATGCAACAACTTTAACATTTAGCATAGCTGATAAACCAATTAAAACAAATGATCTGCAAGATGGTTCTGTTACTACTCCAACAATTGCTGATTCAACAGGATCAAGCGATGGTGTAACTACGGCTAAGATAGCTACTGACGCAATAACAGCTGCAAAAATTGCAGCTAATACAATTACTGCAAATGAAATAGCAGCTAATACTTTAACATCAACTTCTGGTGTTTTTGGTGCAATATCTGCCGATGATATAACAGCAGGTACTTTAAACGCCTCTAGAATAGCTGCTAACAGTCTAAGTATTTCGGGCATTGCTATAAGTGGCACAGCAGGTAACATAGGCGTAGCTACAGGATCTAAAACAAACGGAACAACTACTGACAATGTAATATCTTTCTATTATGGTCAAGGTACAAGTCTTACTACATTTTTATCAAGTAGTCCTTTTAATAATAATGGCACATATACTTTGTTTCAACTAGCAAATAAAAGTTTTACTACACCTTCATTTTCTGGCACAAAACCTTATGCATTTTACTGTTCAGGTAATCCTGTAGGAACTGTAGGTGGAGATGAAGAAAGTATTGCTGTTTTAGAAGTTAAAACTAGTAGCGGAACTATAGTATCAGAACAAGGTTTTGTAAGAACTGGTACACAATCTTTATCACCTCATCTTTTAGGAACAACTGCAAATTTAAGCGGAAATACTTCTTATGTAGTTTCTATATATGTAGGTATTAAAAACTTTGATCCTAATAATAGTCAATTAGGTTTTTCACAAGGTTATGTTCAAGCAATAGGATTAGCGGTCTAATGGAATATACACCTAATAATTTACCAACAACTTTAGCATATTTAAGAGATATTAGAGATAATTTACTTAAACACTCAGATTGGACACAAATGCCTGATTCTCCTTTATCTGATCATAAAAAATCAGAATGGGCAAGTTACCGACAAGAACTTAGAGATTTACCTAGCAACTATACAGATGATGATGACTTAAATTCAATTGTATTTCCAACTAAACCAGATTAAAAACATAATATAATACATACATGGCAACTCACGACTACGTTTTAGATAATCAATCCGGAGCAGATTTTAGATCAGATCTTAACAATGTTTTACAGGCAATAGTATCTAATAATTCAAGCACATCTGAACCTTCTACAACTTTTGCCTATCAAATTTGGATTGATACGACTAACAGTTTAGCAAAAATAAGAAATTCTACAAATAATGGCTGGATCACATTACCTTTTTCTATATCTGCTGATAATACAGTAGATATAAATGGTGGAACTGTTAACGGAATATCGAGTTTAAGTTTCACAAGTGGACAGACTGTTACAAGTATTTTAGATGAAGATAATTTTAGTTCAAATAGCAATACTGCATTAGCAACGCAACAATCAATAAAAGCATATGTAGATAATCAAGTCACAATACAGGATCTTGATATAAGCGATGGATCAAATACAATAGCTATTGATCTTGATAGTGAAACACTTTCTTTGTTAGGCGGAACAGGTGTAACTTCTACGGCATCTAGTAATAGCGTTACTTTTGCTATTGGTCAAAGCGTTGGAACAGGTGATAATGTAGTATTTAATCAAGTAACCTCTGCATTAGTTGGTAACGCGTCTACAGCAACAGCTTTACAAACAGCAAGAACTATTAATAATACTTCTTTTGACGGTACTGCAAATATAAGTTTTAATACAGATAAAGTTTCTGAAGGATCAAGCAATTTATATTATACAGATGCAAGGTTCGATACTAGATTAGGTACTAAAGATACTGGAGATCTTACAGAAGGATCAAACTTATATTATACAGATGCAAGATTTGATACTAGATTAGGTACTAAAGACACAGATGATCTAAGCGAAGGATCAAGTAATTTATACTATACTAATGCAAGAGCTGATGCGCGTGTAAATTTACAAACAGGATCAAACTTAGATTTATCAAACAAATCTACGTCTGATCTTTCAGAAGGTACAAATTTATACTATACAGCAACAAGATTTAATACAGCTTTTTCTGGTAAGTCTACAAGTGATTTATCAGAAGGAACTAATTTATATTACACAGACGCAAGGTTCGATACTAGATTAGGTACTAAAGATACTGATAATTTAAGTGAAGGATCAAGTAATTTATATTATACTGACGCAAGATCTAATTCAGCGATTGATGCTAGGGTTACACAGTCTTTTGTAAATGCTTTAAATGTAAATGCTGCAAGCGTAGATGACAATTCTGTTGCTTTAGGATCAAAAACAACAGGTAATTATGTACAAGATATTACTGGAACAACTAATGAGGTTGAAGTTAGTGGATCTGGATCAGAATCATCTAGCGTTACTATAGGTTTACCAGACAATGTTGTTATTGCAGGAAATTTAACTGTAAATGGAACTACTGTTACAGTAAATACAGATACTTTGAGCGTAGAAGATCCATTAATAAAATTAGCTAAAAATAACGATTCTGCAGATTCTGTAGATATTGGTTTTTATGGTTTATATGATACATCAGGATCACAAGATCTCTATGCTGGTTTATTTAGAGATGCAAACGATAGTGGCAAATTTAAACTATTTAAAGATTTGCAAGCAGAACCTACAACTACAGTTAATACTTCTGGCACTGGATATAGTGTCGCAACTTTAGTTGCAAATTTAGAAGGAAATGTTACGGGTACTGTTTCTAGTATTTCTAATTTTAGTACTAGTAATTTAAGCGAAGGTACTAATTTATATTACACTGATGCAAGATTTGATACAAGACTAGGTACTAAAGATACTGGAGATCTTGCAGAAGGAAGTAATCTTTATTATACTAACGCAAGAGCTGATGCAAGAGTTAATCTACAAACAGGATCAAATTTAGACTTAAGCAATAAATCTACATCAGATTTATCAGAAGGTACTAATCTTTACTATACCGATGCAAGATTTGATACAAGATTAGGCACTAAAGATACCGATGATCTAAGTGAAGGATCAAGTAATTTATATTATACTGATACAAGGGCAAATGCCGCTATAGACGCAAGAGTTACAAACACTTTTATTAATAATTTATCAGGAGTAGTAGCTGATACTACAACTGCTTTGGCTACTGCTAGAACGATTGGTGGGGTATCTTTTGATGGTACAGCAAATATAGATCTTCCTGGAGTAAATAGTGCAGGTAATCAAAATACATCAGGCAATGCTGCAACAGCAACTGCTTTAGCTACAGGCAGAAACTTTTCTTTGACTGGTAATGTTACTGCTAATGCAGTTTCTTTTGATGGCACAGGTAATGTTGCTTTAGCAACTACCCTTGCTGATAGCACAGTAACTTCTGCTAAGTTAAGTGGTGCATTAACTACACCTTCTGATCTAACTGTAGGCGGTGCTTTTACTTCTCAAGGTATAGACGATAATGCTGATGCTACATCATTGATTATTGATAGTTCTGAAAGAATTGGATTAAATGGATTAACTCCTTCAAATTATTGGACATCAGCTGACGATTTAGTATTAGGTGGTACCGGATCTGGAGTAAATCATGGAATGACTCTAGTAACCGCAGATGATGCTTCTGGATCAATTTATTTTGCTGATGGTACAAGTGGTGAGGATAGATATAGAGGAATAATATCTTATAATCATAGCACAAACTCTTTTGATTTTCATACTAACGCATCTTACGCGTTAAGCATTACTAATGGAGGAGATCTTGGTATAGGTACTACAACTGTAGACCCATTATCCTTATCTTTTTCAGGAACAGGTTTAGCTATAAACGAAGATAGTGGTACTGCATTTATGCAAATAGATAGTAGCAATGGCTCAAGAATAGATTTTGGTATAAGTGGAAGTAGGAATTCGACTATTTATGCAGATGCTAATGTTTTTCAGATTTCAAGAGGAACAGCCCATCCTATTACATTTTTTACTAATGGATCTGAAAGAGTGAGAATAAATTCAGCAGGTACATTACTTATAGGAAAAACTGCGGATAATCTCACAGATTCAGGTTTTACATTAAAAAAACGAGTTGGTTCAGACCATGCTCAACTAACTTGTGTTGGTGGAGGATCTACTTCTGTTGAAACTTATTATGTTTATGATAGTTCAAATAGCGAATTTGAATTTTTTGTAAGCTATGCTGGTGCTGTTTATTATCGTTCACTTGTTTCACTATCTGATGAAAGAAAAAAAGATAACATAGCAGATATAACTTTTGGACTAGATGCAATAAAAGAGTTAAGACCAGTAAGTTTTGACTGGAAAAATAACA